CTTTACCTGATTTATTTATTATAAACTTTTGTTAAGTCCTTGTCAACCCTCCCAGATCATATCAGGCATTGGTGCTTGCTGTCCTCTCATAGCAAACATAAGAATAATATATCCTACAAACCATATAATATTAAACAACCATGCCTGTCTCCAAAGATACTTTCTGATTGCCATAGACCTAAGAACCTCAGGTGCTTTGTCTTGTGCTCTAAAAATCTGTTCTATTACCAATGCAATAATGAATCCTATCACCAATGGATAGAATACAAAGTTTGCAAATGACATGATACCTATTAAAAAAATCATCTTCTTACAATAAGACCTCCATCTTCATCTTCATCATCCCAAGGATCTTCTAAGTTATTCTGTAGTTCATTAATTCTTTCTTGCAATTCATTATACTCTTCTATATCACAACTCCTTGGTTCAAAGGTAACACCCATCAACTCTTCACCAGGCTCTACACCTTCCATCTCTGGATGAACTCTCTTAGTTACTTGAGTTGTCCAAGTACCAGTATTATAATTCCTAACAGGTTTAGACCACCCTCTTAATATAGAACGACCAGCCCATATTAAAAGAAGGAACCAGGTTACTGTAAATAATGCGTCTGTAATAGGATTCATCTATTGAATAACTTTTGTATTGGCACTTGTCTTATCTTATCTATAACATCACTCTCTACCTGCTCTTTAATCTGATCAATAACATTTACATCAAGATGCATAAAGGGAGGAATGATACCAAGTATCCTAAGCAAACCATCAAGGAATAATGCAAGACAAGTAAACCCTAGAATCATACTAATGATAGTTGCTTCTCTATTGTGCTTTGCCATAGAAGCTTCATCAATTCTACGTGCTTCTTCAACAGCAAACTCAATCATAGAATCTACTTCTTCTTTAGTATAGCAAATTTGCTTAATGGTATCTTCTGTCATTAAAACTACTTATACAATATGAGTATACCATATGATCTTTATTTATGCCAATGTCATGTAGTATCATAGAATACAATGTCATCGATGCTAAATAAAACACGGTTTGGTATCACTAAATGAAAAGATTCATACCTATATTAATGATTTTGATGAGCACTCCACTTGCTGCGAGGGCAGATATAACATCAAGAATGACATCCAGTGTTCAGCTGACAGTTAATGCTGCTGCAACTCAGATGCAAAGAGTAGGTAACTCTTATAGTATCTCTGGTAATAACATCGACACAACTGATGGAACCACAGCAAATACAATTAGTGCTGGTTCTATAGCATCAGGTGTCTACGGTCCAGGAACTATTTCTGCAACCCAAGACGATCCAGGTGAGGCATTCAGCTTCTCAACTGCATTCACTCAAGGTGATGCTCTGGTAACATCTGCTCCTTCAGTAGGTGCTGTTAGTGCATTGAGTAACCAATTGTCTACTGGGGCTGGAACCGCAGGATCCTTGGCTGGGACTGTAAATTCCCAAGGTGCTTTGACGGTAACAGCTGGTGGAGCTGGCACTGTGGCTACGGGACAGTTCGTATCTGAGCTTCAGATAGACTAGGAAAATGAGACGAGTTATAGTATTACTATGGCTTAGTTGTATGGGAACCGCAGCAAACGCAGTGCCTGTGGTCCCCAATTTTCAGCAGGGAAGTATGACTAGTCATACCGAAACTGAAAGCACTGTAACTGAGACAATAAATTCAATTGATTATAGGACAGGATGGGAATACAGCGTGACTGGGACAGGCATCTCAAACAATGGAGAAGCACTGAATCCCAATGTGACTACATCAACAGTAACCGTGGGTCAAGGAACCAACGGAGCAGACGGTGCAATACAAGGAAGCGTGACTTCTTCCTACGATGCATTGGACTTCAGCACTCAAAGTCAATTCACACAGGCAACTCCAGGGGCAGCGTTTCAATTCACCCAGAGTTACCAAGGACCAGGGATGACCAACCAAACTATCATCCAAAGAGTAACATCAATAGAGTCAGTCACCGATACAACAAGCGTGTTTACGCAGTAATAGCAACGGTTCTCGGACTTAATTCTTTACTACCAATGAAAGCCTTGGCAGAAGGTGTTGGTGGTGTAAGTGCTACTGCTAATCCTATAGCCAACTCTTCTGGCTCAGTAACTAACCAGGCAATACAGGTTTTACAAGGTCCATACGTCACTAACACCTACGGTAATGGGGTATCATGTCAAGGTACGACTCTTAACATGACACCATACATTCAGTTCGCTGATAGTAGGAAGGATCCTTGGGAAGATTTCTATAATGAACCACAGTATAATACTACTGATATCAGTGGTACTATGACTCCTACCTATGTCACTGTACAAAACTATCCTTGGGAAGATTGGTATGATGATCGCACTAAGGCAGATGGTAGTAGATGGTTTGAAGATGGTGCTGACATCACAATTATTCAGGATGTAGATGGTCCTAATGGTGTACCAGATATAGTTGATGAAGGTGGTAGCATGACACCATCATGGTATAAACCTGTGCGTACAGACATGAGAGCGAACCAGAGTTTCAACTTAGGTCTCTCTGCTACTCTATCCATACCATTGAACAGAGGTATGCAGCGTTTGTGTAAAGAAGCTGCGACAGCAAATGTTGAGATGCAAAATCAATTGATTGCTAACAAGCGATTAGACTTTGAGATCGCAAGACTTAAAAACTGTGGTGAACTCAAGAAATCTGGTATATACTTCCATCCCAACTCACCTTATGCATCTGTATGTGCTGATGTTGTGGTAACAAATCCAGGTGGTCAACTACATCCACATAGTCACGACCTACCTCAACCTACTTTTGAGACTCCTTCTCAGCCTTCTTCCGAGCTTTCTCCCTCTTCGCATGATTCTTCGCAAACGGAATCGGAAGTAGACCCTTCTTCACTCGATACTCATTCGTCTTCTTCTCTTCCTCAGTCAGACGGTAAGGGGTTTTTCCGAGGATTGCGTTTACCTTGGTCATCACCTGTTTCACCGCAGGTTTCACAACCTTCAGGAGCAGATCAGCTAGGGGTTTTGCAAGTAGGGCAGATGACGCAGCCACAGACGCTATCACAGCCGTAGTAGTTGCTACCTGAGCAGAGGGTAGGTACTGTTCTACTATTCCTATGTCCTCATAGAGGGTCACACATATTTTTTTATTAAGGTTGTTAGGATCGGGTTGTAACTCGTGACCAACAACCTTTTCTTTTTGATTAGGTCCAACTGCACCTACCCTTAGATCCAAAGGACCAGGACACTCTGGATCACCCTCTGGTGCTTCTGTAGGAGGAGGGTTAGGAGTATCTGGAACAGGTGCTTCAGGTGCTTCTGTATTAATGCCTTCTGCTTCCTCATCCTGATCCATATAAACTGTCTGCCAACTGAGCTCTCTATAATCATAGTCTGGTGGATAATAGTTAGGCATACCAGCATCACATAGTGTAGTAGTACCTTTAGGATCATCATTCACCAGCATCTTATTTCTGGATGGATCCTTCTTAGCATTCTCTTTGTGTACTTCTACACAACCAGGCATAAAAACAACAGGTGTACCAGCAAGCACAGTCACTGGAACATCTACTGGTATTGCTTGAGGTGGGTTGACCATCCAGATACGATTATCTGCCACCTGAACATTACGAAGATTGCCTATAGGTCTGACACCAGAAGTAACAGGCCTAACAAGAGGTATCCCTGTACCATTGACCTCAATGTTTGGAATACCTTGATTACTATTAGTTGGAATGAATGGTATTGTCATTACTATTAGGAAGTATATCTAAATCACCGACCACACCACCTATAACAATAAAAGCAGTGAGCACTGCACCAGCACCCCAGACCCATTTCTCTAGTGCTCTGATCCTTTCTCGTACATCTTCATTTAATTTTGTGATTCTCTCGTCTGTCCTATCAATTCTTTTATGAATTAATTCCATACGACGAGTAGCATTCTCTAGAGTGCTATCAATAACAGCAATCTTTACATCTTGTTCTGAATCTTTGTTACTAATGTCAGTCATAATACTTGCACAACACCAACAACATCAGGAATTTCTTCCATTAGTTTACGTTCGATACCTTGTTTCAAAGTCATAGTACTCATAGCACATGTCTCACATGCACCACCCAGTCTTACTTTGACGTATCCAGTTTCCTCTTCTATCTCTACGAGTTGAAGAAATCCACCATCAGCTTCTATGTATGGAACAAGTTCTTCTAAAACTCTTACTACATTTTCTTCTGTTAGTTCCATATGTGTTGCCAGATAGTGTTGTCTCTTAAGGTATTCATATTGATCACTCATCTTCCAAATTATATATGAATACCCATGTGATTGCTAAGATCATTATAAGTAACAATCTAATATTTTCTCCATTAACTACAATCATATACTTCTCCTATCTGCATTCCATAATCAATTTCAGGTGGAACTATTAAAACATAACCAATACCCATATTAAATACTCTTCTCATTTCTTCCTCTTCTATATCACCTGCTTGTTTTATCTTATTAAAGATATCTGGTCTCTCCCAAGAAGTCCAATCTATATGTGCTTTTAATCCTTTAGGAATAACCCTAGATACATTTTCTTCTAGTCCACCACCAGTGATATGTGCCATACCTACGATAGGATACTCTTGTAATAGTATTTCCACTTGTCTTGCATAGATTGTAGTAGGAGTAAGTAACTCAGGAGTATCTGCCCATGCTATCTTATGTCTCCATAACATTTCATTGATCAAACTATACCCATTACTATGAATACCACTACTAGGTAAACCAATAATTTTATCTCCTTTTTTAATAAGTTTACCATCTATAACTTCACCCTTCTCAACAATACCAGTACAAAAACCAGCAAGATCGATATCATCACCATATGCTTTTGGTGGTGCATGTCTAGGATGTTCAGCAGTCTCTCCACCTAAAAGATCTATAGCTGCTATATTACATCCCTTAAGAATACCTTCTATTATATCATCCACAATAGGAGTTAACTTACCAGTAGAAATATAGTCTAAGAAGTATAAAGGTCTAGCACCACATGTGATTACATCATTAACACACATAGCAACTAGATCTATACCAATGGTTGTCCAGTCACCAGCAACCTTGCAAATATTAATCTTAGTACCAACACCATCAGCACCAGACACTAAAAGAGGTTCCTCGTATCCTACGGGAACCTTTATCATACCATTGAATCCCCCAATATAGGGAGCTTTGGTTTTTAGTCTTTCAACGAAAGCATTACCTGCATCAATATCTACATTATATTTCATTTGTTATCATTGTAATTAATTACTATGTTGCATCTCTTTGGTTGATCACTACAGGTAGTAGAACTATGTGGTTTGGATGTATCAAAGAAGATCATTCTGTTAGCAACACTTTCAATCTTAGTTCCGTCTTCCATCTTAGTATAACCATTACATGTATTCAAACATAGTAATGCACCTTTGTGAGGGTAATCATAGTCAGTATGTGTGAGATGCTCATACACTTGACTTGTAGCAGGAAAGCAATTAACTTTCATCCTAATGATATAGATGTTTGGAAATCTTTCCTGGAAATATTTCCATATTGGTTCATGTAAATATGAAACCATATCCTCATCTTGGTCAGTTAAAACTAGGTTATGTGTGAAGTAATGATTGTAAGTGACATCATCCTCATTAGTGTTGGGTAATGCCACATTCTTCTGATGAAACCATGGGAAATTCCAACCTAGAATGAAGTCAGCAAGTTCATTAAATTCATCGATTGGCAACCAATCATCATGTACTTGGAACATATGTTACCAACGTTGTATTTTATTTAGACCAGATTTAACAAGATCATTTTCTACAATGATCTTAGTCTTCTCTGCAATATCATCCAAGATATTAACATCAAGATCCATGAATGGTGGAATGATACCAAGTATACGAAGTAATCCATCTACAAATAATGCAAGACAAGTGAACCCAAGTATCATACTGATGATAGTTGCTTCTCTATTATGTTTTGCCATCGATGCTTCGTCAATAGCTCGTGCTTCTTCTACAGCAGCACGGATCAAAATATCCACTTCCTCTTTCGTATAGCACAAATGAGGGAGGATCTTTTTGATTGCCTCTTCGGTCATGTGTATCAGTATGAACTATTATTAATATCTATTATATCACATCATTTCGTGAATGTGTGTTGATGGGCGTTCCCCCATCTTCGCTTTCTTATCTCTGTCCATCTCATACAACTTATTCATCATCTTTTGCTTCTTTTCAATGTCGTCAAGTTTCTTTTGTACGTCCTTAAGTTCAGACTCAATAGATCTGTCGGTCATTTAAGTTTTAAAATGCTTCTCTCAAACCTCCCCACAAAGAAGAGTACAGTAGGTTGTTGATTTGAGTAGAATTATTTATACTTTTACTTTACTGTCTGTGGGTGACTATTATAAGAAAACCATCCAGTTGCAATATATTTAGTTTGAGTTTTACTGATAACTCCTTTATGTTGGTGAGTAAAATGTGCTGGCCAAATGACCAATCTTCCCTCCTTTGCCTCAAGAGTTTTATCATAAGAACTAAAATATGTTCCACCTTCATCAGTAACAGTATTCAAATATATCATCCATGCCAACACCCTGTATAAAGTAGCATCGTTCATATTTTCGCAATGTAATCCATGATAAGCATCACCTGGATCATATTTCTGTATATTATATACATCACAAACATTCCAAGGATCAATGTTATCTACACAAGGGTATGATTCACGATAAAGAGGGGTATATTTAATTAAAGTATCTCTAATAATTATATCTACTAAAGTATTATTAGTGAATATAGTTTTGTAAGGATCTAGTTCCCAATCACTCTTAACTCTTGTATCTATTCTACCACTACCATCTTTAAACATAACTGTTCCTCTTCTTTTTGAATGAGGAAATTCAGTTTCAAACCATTTAATTATCTCTTTGCAATTATAAGAAGAAATTGCATTATCATATATTCCAATAAAATCAGGATTAGACATAACGAAAAATAGAAGTAGTTATATAATTATTAGTCTTTAGATGCTGCTTTTTTCTTTTTCTCATCCTGCTTTTTCAAGTAACTCTTAAGTTGCTTTAACTTAATTTTACGCATCATATCAGAACGCTTGCTGATATGTGGAGGATTGGTTTTTTCAATCGCTTTGATTGCCATATCGCCAATACCTTCATCAACTTCAACTGTCTCTTCACTGACTGCCTTCTTAACTTTACCAGCAAACTTAACAGTTCCAGTAACACCTTTCTTAAATCCTTTTGCGAATTCCTTCACACGCTTCTCTGGTACTTTACCTGCTGCTCTTGCTTTGTTGTGTCTCTCAACACCCTTCTTAACAGCATCACCCACTCTACCTAACAACCCTTTCTTCGAAGTTGGTTTTGCTGGTTGAGTTTTCTTAGCAGTCTTAACTGCCTTTTCTACCTTCTTAGCTGTCGCTGCTTTCTTCTTAGGTGCTGCTTTTGGTTTCCTTACAGTAACCTTAGCAACTGCTTTCTTCTTAGAAGTTTTACCTTCTGGTGCTTCTTCGTCACCATAGTTACGTTTAGCAGCAGCAGTGTTAGCATACTCACCTTTACCTGCTTTCTTTCTTGCTGCATCACCAGCATCAACCTTTGCCTTTACTTTTGCATATGAAGGTGCTTTAGCAGATGCCTTTCTTGCTGCTCTCTCTTCATTAAGTTCCTCAATAGGATCAATAACAAAATCTACAAAATCTTCTAGTCCAACTTCATCGATGATCTGATCAAGACCCTCCTCATTAATACCTTCGGAGAAAAAATAATCAGAAGCAATTTCTACAGCAGAACCTATCCACTCTCCAGTTAGATCAACACTTTCGTTAGTGTGTGCGAATGCTTTTTTCATTTTAGCTATTGCGTCTCCTTGTAGATGTGGGGGTAGTTTTGATTCTCTTTTCTTGTCTGCTTTCTTTTTAGCATCACCCAGTTTACTATGTTCTATTTCTGGTTGGTATCCTTTTCCTTCAATCATTTGTCCTTCAGGTTTATATTGTGCTGCTAGTGCTGCATAAGGAACTGCTTTTCTATTCTTAACTTTCTTTTTCTCTACTGCATCTTTATGACGCTTAACACCTGCTTTAATTGCATCACCTACACCTTCTTCTACCTTTGCACCTCTTACTTTTTTCTCACCACGTTTAGCCCAATGAGCACCTTTTCTTAATTGAGATTGTCCTCCTTGGTTCCAACCAACCTTACCAAATTTACGTTCGTTACGATCTTTTTCTTTTCCAGCACTACTCATTACACCATGCTTTACGGTATCAACTTTTGCTTCCTCAACAGAACTTGGTGTACCATCACCATGCTCTATCACTTTACCATCTTTATCTTTTTGATGATGTTCTTTAGTCACAGTTGCCTTACCACCTTTACTCTTAATACCATCAGCAAACTTCTTAGCATCTTTCTCATCCTTATATGAGAACTGAGATGGTTTGCCCTCTTCACCCTTGTCCTTAGCAAGCACTCTATACGCTTCTTTCCTCAACAACTTACTCAAGAGAGATTTTTTCTTAGGTGTAGACTTTTTATATCCATGACGTTTAGCATAATCCATATATGATTCACCCGACTTTCTCTTTTTAGGATCAGACTTTGGTTTAGCAGCATCAGCACGATCTTCACGAGCACGCTGATTCGCACCAGGACCACCCAACTTCTTATCCTTCTCAGGATCAGGATGCCAATGGTCACCCCTTTCTGTAATAGTCGATTTCATGTTATCCATAATGGTATGATGGTTTGTTGGTTTTACCTAGTTTTCCTTTTCTAACTTTCGTTCCAGAAGTTTCTCCCTGTCCAGAAGGATTCTTTCCTGGTTTTGCCTTTCCTACACTTATAGACTTAGAGGGTTTCTTTGATTCAGTATCATGCAGTTTAGCAGACTTACCTGCTTTCTTTGTGATTACTGATTCCTGTCCATGTTTGCGACCCAATCGTCGCATAACTTTACCAAAGCGACGCTTACTCATTCCCTTACCTGGAGAGGTTTGGTATGAGACTTCACGTCCAGTGCCTTCACCTGATGAATATTTATATTCTCCGACTCCTTTCTTGTAACCAATACCCTTTTTCTTGAGATCTTTCTCAAGGTTTTTCCTACTCGATCTGTTTTTCTTTTCATCGGTTCCCCGATCTGCAGAAATATTTCCAGTAGTTTTAGACTTTGCTTTTGAAAGCATCCTTGATGTAGGATTACCTTCAACCAAGTTAATGAAATCTTTGTAATACATAACTTTCAGATTATCTTTAAGTGCCATTTTATTCGCAGTCTTATGCATGACTTCCTTATCACGTGTGCCATATAACTTAGACCAACGTTTTTTACCCTTCATCATACCTCTAATGTATTTCTTAGCGGTTTGATTAATTGCGGGTGGAATATCAGACTTAAAACCTTCAGCCATTTAACCGCCTACTACTTGAACTTCTTCTACTATCACCACATTTGTTGCTGCAGTAATTTTAACAGCACGTTGAATTCTTGCCTTAGGACCAGATGACCAAGTGTAATCAGCACTTGCTGAAGAAGAATCCACGTCAGTAGTTAACACGTTATTCATAGTTGAAATTGCAGTAATCTTTTTACCAGCAGTGCCAGCAGAAAGGAAGTTACTATCAATTCCTGGAGAAGTAGAGTCATCTACAATCGCAATAAAATCTCCCACAGAGAATGGGTGATTTGCAGATGAATCTTGAATATGCTCACCAACATAATAGTCAGCAGTAGAATCATCAACTGCTTTAACTATTTTTGCTTGACCAGGTTTGCCACCCTTGATAAGAATGAATTCATTCTGAACTAGAGTTATTGCAGGTCCACCGTTAAAAGAAACAGTAGCAGCACCTGCTGTAGAACCAACTCTATAATATCCTGTTTGTACTGTTTGGTATTCAGAAGCACCAGCGGCTATTGAATTAGTACTTAATACATTAAGAACTGTCATGTCTTGTTATTTCGTGTCCGTATTATTTATCTCCTTTTGTTTCTTTAACATTTTTTGGAGATCAGCAGTGCTACCAACGAACATTGTGTTATTAACAGTAGAAGGTCCAGACTTTTTATCTTCAGCATCTAACTCCTTCATTTTCTTTTGTAAGTCAATGAGTTTGTCAGCAGTATCTGCTACACTTTTAATCGTTGTCGCAGCAACCTCATAAGCTCTAGGATGATCGCTTGCTCTCGCAACGTCAAGTATTCCATCTACTGCCTCCTGTCCTTTCATCACTAACATATGTAACGCAGCACGAGAAGTCTCATAGTCTTGCTTTACATCACCTTCTTCAGATTTTTTTAATTGGGGTTTCACCTTCTCAACATGCTTCTGAAGTTCAGTAGGTTCTGCTCCAAAGGCAGTATCGAGACCATCAAAAGGATTTGTCATAATAAAATTGCACCAATAACAAACCCTTTAGCAAAGGCAAGACAAAGCATTTGATAGTTAGATAATTTAAACTTACCTTGAATCTTATACGCAAGATTCTTATCCCACTCCTTTACAGCGTGGGCAGTACGTTTTATCTTATCGAATAAGAATGTTGATGAATCTTGTGTCATGTTATTGTCTCGTCAGCACCACTTGTAGGATTACGTTTCTTCATATCGGTAAAGTCTTCGTCAACAATACCGAATCCAAAATCATCATCAGCATCTGCTGTAATAGGATCTGGTTGAATTGTATAACGAACTTGTCTTGGTGCAGAAGTTGTATTTGTATCGGTATAGTAATCTGTAATAACTTTTTTGATAGTCTTGGAATCTGTAACAGGACCGTATAGATAAGTTTTTACAGTAAATTGTAGAGTATAAATTATTGCTCTACGAGTCTGGAAATTATTTTCATAATCATCTTCATAGTCAACACTGTTTAAAACAACAGGAACATCCTTTGTTTCATTTACATCAGGAACTAACTTGACTGCTAAATTGAAATGTGGTTGAAAGAAAGGAAGAATCTGTTCAAGGATCTGAAGACCATCTTCCTGATTCTTAGAAATTATTGCTAATTCAAATGAGAGATTATAAGGAACAGGCATATATGCTGTCTTATTCTCGTCACCATCTTTAGGAAATTTAATTTTTTGAGTTGGAGAAACTTTTCTCTGTGCATCATATTGAATACCATTAATCTCAAAAGAGATTCTTGGTAAAGTAATCTGCACCCTTTTGTTAGTAGGATCTGGTACCTGATCCAATCTTGCTAAGAATTTTTGCTTTGGACCATATGCCAAAGGAACTTTCTGTACCTCAGTTGAACGACGAAGTTCAATATTGTTGAACAACGTACCAAACGCTACAACGGTTCTTCTAAAAATTTCGTGATATGAATATGTACCTAACATCAGATTGTAGTATCAGTAGTGGAACCAACAGAACCGAAGGGATTACCTTCCGTAAAATCGATAATATCGTCATCAGCAGTTTCAAAACCAAAGTTTGTATCAATACTGTCAGCGGTATTAACGTTATTTAGTGTATTATAGGATGCGGATGTCCAGGCAGCACCTGAAGTCTGCCCCGTTACAGTTTCTGGAATAGTAAAGATACCAGACCTGTTATACACTTGTAGTTGTCTATCAGTAGCATTCCATGCTTTAACTTCCGCAGTTACATTGGATGTACCGCCAGCAACTACCTCACCAACTGTAAATGTGCCAGTACCACCAGCAGCAAAGTTGACTGTAATAGCATTAGCAAATGCTGCTTCAATACCATCAATCTCTGCAACTCCAGTATCAAGTGCCTCATCTGCATACTGAAAGAGTTCACACTGACATTCCCAAACAAAACCTTTTCCTAACTGATAGAATGGTCTTTCTGCCTCAACAAACTGAATCTCAAATAAATGCTTAGTAGCAGGGAACCAAATTAAATCTCCTTCATTAGGACGACCTTCAACATTTAATACTGCATTATCATCTACAGCAGATGTAAACTTTTCTCTAGAGAAAACAAAAGTAGTTTTGTCTTCAATACGAACACCAAACTTACTTAACAATTCTCCTTGTCCTTCCCATCCCTCTACATTATTAACATATGCTCTAACTTGTAATGCTTGTGTAAATCTACTATTCTCAACTTCACCTAGAATAGTGTCTCTATTAACATATGTTCTAGGCATGTAGTAGATATCTTGACCGTAGATTTCAATACTCTCTACAATTAAATTTTCTATAAAAGTTTGTTCTTGGGCAGAACCGTTTGCTTTTAGAAGATTTGTATGATCTCTAAAAACAAAATCCGACGCTGGAGTATTAGTAAATGCCATATTATCCTATTAAGTCAAGAGGTGGAATTTCATATGTTTCACGAAGAGTATTTTCAAGATCCTTCTTAAATGTTGATGCATCCTCAAGGATCTGACGACCATTAAGTGTAACACCACCTAACATTTGAATACCATCATACTTACTTAAGTTACGACCCCACTGTTGTTGGAATAATGATTCAACATAATCTTTCAACCAGTTATCATTATACATTGCTGTATAAGTTTCAGGATCTTGACGCATTAATGTTTCAACTAAAAGAAAATCACCTGCTTGTAATTCGTCCCAATCAAAATCGACATACAGTCTTGCTTGATGTTCATTGAATCTAATTCTACGAGCACCATTGTTATTTGTAACCCAATCCAAAGTCTCAAGATATTGAGAAGTCATATAATAATGAAGGATCTGACCATGGGTCATTGAGTAGATATCATTCAAGAAAATTTGATATTTGATATTAAAAATATTTCCAGGAATAATACTAGAAGCACCAATCTGAGTAAATACCCTATTAACACTCATCACACCAGGAGGAAGAGAAACAAACTCTTGTCCTTCATACCAAGCAGTAGAACCAATTTGACTAGTTGCTTTTGCAGCAGTAATAATAGCATCAGTTACTTCGATCTTAATCCAAGATTTGTAACTACCGTTATAATGATACTCTTGGTAATAGTCAATTGCCTCTTCAATAAGATCATCAAGTTGTGTTGTAGCAACGTTGATGTCAATCGTTGGATATCCCAAACGACGAAGAGCATAATCTCTTAGTTCGGTTTTAGTTGCGGGTTTAGTTGCTGACATGGGTTATCAGGAGAATGAAGATATAGTGAGTGTAGTAACATCATTTGCACTGACGACTTCTCCTTTCTTGAAGAATCCATCAACAGTATCAACGGTAATTTGGTTAGAACCAAGGGCGGTAATAACACCTGTGGTGCCAGAAGTAGCACCAGTAAGAGTTGCACCAACTTCCATTGTAGTAACGTCAGTTAGTTGTAGAGTTGCATTAGTAGCAACAGTGGCGATAGCGACTGTACCACCAGCACCACCTGCCTGAACAACAGTAATTGTCTCAGCAGCAACATATCCAGTACCACCATCATTAATGGTAATATTGGTGATTGCACCACCAGAGGCAGTGATATCAACAGTAAGAGATGCAGATCCAGAACCACCTGTTGTCGCAAGAGCAGTTCCAGTTGTGTAACCAGTACCACCCACCAAACTTCCTAGATTAAAGGTCAATACCTTACCTGCATTAGGGTTGGTAACAGTAACAGTATCACTCAAATTATAATTGGTTCCACCTGCGTTCACTGCAGCAGCAGTAATAGCACCACCAACAACAGTAGTATTAACTGTCAAGGAAGAACCTGTACCACCAGTGGTTGCTACACCAGTTCCAGCAGTAAATCCACCGCCACCACCAACACTAACTCCTGTTGTAACAACTGCACCTGGTGTTGGATCTCCACTAAGTGCTAGTGTAAGTGTAGTTGAAGTTGCAAGGTTATTAAGCATTGCACTCAATTGCTCAAACGCATTATCGAGTTTTGCTTGTACTCTTGCCTCTGTATAATATTGATTAGTTCCCTCAGAAAGGTTAGTTGTAGACTTACTGGATAGATCAAGATTTGCACCAGTTGCAGCAGCAACCTTTGCATCTGCCCTAGCATCAGCACGAGCGTCTGTATAGTATAGATTTGTTGATCCTTCAGTTATATTATCAGTATCAAACTCAGTAAAGTCTAATGCTAGATCAGCAGTAGCAAGTTTAATACCAACTCCATATGTGAAGTGAGTTCTAGTTCTTGCAGCAGTAGTGAATAGATTTGTTGATCCCTCTGTTACATTGTCAGTGTTTATATCCGCTTGAGTAACAGATAGAGTACCAGAACTATGAGTAATACCTGTACCATAGGTGAAGTGAGTACGTGTCCTAGCAGCAGTAGTAAAGAGGTTAGTAGAACCTTCAGTAACGTTATCAGTATTGATATCAGACTGAGTAACAGAAAGAGTGCCACTAGAGTGAGTAATGCCAGTTCCATAAGTAAAGTGTGTTCTAGTTCTTGCAGCAGTTGTAAAGAGATTTGTTGAACCTTCTGTTACATTATCAGTATTTACATCTGCCTGTGTAACTGTAAGTGTGTAAGTTCCTGCAGCATCATCATAAACCTTAGTGATACCTGTACCAGCAACAATAAGAGCATTAACTCTATCATCAACACGTTCATTAGTGAAGTAAAGGTTAGTACCTTCAGCAAGGTCAGCAGTGTCATGGTTAGCAATACTAGATACTGTACCAGTTACGTTACCTACAAGAGCAGCAGTAATTATATTAGCAGCAAAGTCTCCAGATGCATCACGTAAGACTAAGTTGTTTGCAGCGTTTGTACTTGCAGAAGCAACGTTAATTGTTGTGTTACCAGAAACACCATCAGCATTAGTAAGTGTAATACCAGAATTAGCTGTAACACCAAATGTTCTATGAGCATAAGTGTTTGCAGCAGTCCTGACCATGTACCCAGTACCAGACTGTGCAGCAAGTGCAGTTATATCTGCGTCGTTATAGGTAGTAGTAACTGTAAAGTCTGCTCCACCAGTGACAGAAACTGAACCATCTACTACACCATCAATAGTAAGTGTTCT